ATACCACGATAAACCTTGCGTCTATCACCAGTTTCAGAAAGAATGATATTTCCGGGTGTGCAATCAGTTCCTGCAAGAATAGAACCAATCATGGCAAAATCGGCTCTTGCTGCAAGTGCTTTTGCGATATCTCCACTATTTTTAATTCCACCATCAGCAATAATTGCTACATTGTAATCTGTATTTGCACAATCTAAGACTGACTCCAATGAAGGAACACCATGACCAGTTTGTATACGAGTAGAACAAATGCTGCCCCCACCAATACCAACACGAATAGAATTAACTCCCCAAGAAGCCACACGATTAAATCCGTCAAGCGTTGCAACATTTCCTGCCATAAGATGGGGGACATTACCTAGTTTTTTCCTTAATTGCTCAACACAACGTTGCATAAGGATGTGGTCGCCATGTGCAACGTCAATGCAAAGAATTTTTGCACCTAATCTAACTAGTTCAGTTGCACGTTCAAGGTAATCTCCACTAATACCAATTGCAAAACCTACCTTTTCTGCTGCTACATTTTCTAAAATTGTTTCTGCCATTTCTGTTTGTTTCTGTACAGAATTGTATCGATGAACAATTCCAAGACCACCCATTCTTGCCATAGCAATTGCCATTTTTTCTTCACAAATAGTATCCATCGGTGAAGCAATGATTGGAAGTTTAAATTTAATATTTCTATCTTGGTCTAACCAATTACCAATATCAACTTCTCTTCTTGATTCAATATCTGAAAATTGTGGAACAAGAAGAACATCATCGTAAGTTAGAGTTTCTTTAAACATTATTACCTCTTAAAAGTATCTAGAAAATCTGCCATATCAAAAAGGGAATATCCAGATTCTGGGTCTGGATTTTGTGGGTATGGAATTTCTTTCTTATATTCTTTGCTGACAATATAAAGCGTTGGAACACCAGATATTTTAAAAAACTTAAACATCTTTTTTGATTCTTTTGAATTACATTCTGCAAATTCATATTCATTAAACATATTTGAAAGTTGTTCAAATACTGGTTTTAGACCATCACATAAATGACAAGTTGGATTATAGAATTTTACAACGAGTGGTTTTTGGCAAGAACCCAAAACATCGGAAAAGTTATTGTCATTTATTTGTTTTATTTTCATAATTTTGTATTAGCCTTTCAATATACCACTTTGCTTTTTTCAAATCTTCAAGTGGTTTGCTCTTATACTTATAACGTGAAAGATATTTTATTGCATTACCAGCACAAAAATCTTCACCCATACCAATATCTTCAATATAATCAATAACTTCAATTTTACCTTGATTATAATGGTCTGGATGATTTACTTGTTCTTTAACTACGTTCATTGTTATTCCTTGATTAAATCTTCTGCCCATGCTTGAAGATCATTTCTACATTCTGGGCAATAAAGTTTTACTTCTTGACGTTCGTTATACACCATAACAGACCAAGTTTGTGCATGTTCTCTACTCTTTCTGTCAAACGGCTTTGAGCATCCAATACATTTGTCACCCATTTTACCAAAAAGTAATAACTTTTCTTGAAGAACAGGATTTTCTCCATTTTTCTCAGCCTCCCTTCTTTGTTTTCTATTCATAAATTAGTCCTTCTACATTGTGTGGGTTTGATGAATAATAAATTGCTTTTAGTTCATCACATTTACTTTTACAAGTTTCAGAAATAAAGTTTTGCATTTCAATCAAATTATCAAATTCAATCAACGAACATTCATAGTATAACCTAAAATACCCTGTTTGTTCAAGTATGTCACACTTATTTATAATTAAATGTGTTGCACCACCAATTTGTACTGCTTGAATTAATTTGTTTAGATTAAGCCAATTTACTTTACGTCTGCGTCCAGTTGTAACACCATATTCTTTTCCTGCGTCTGCAATAGAAAGAAGTTTTGGATTTTCAAGCAGGCAGGATGGAAACATTGGGTCTTCACCAGAACGAGTATCGTAAATCTTGGCAGAAGCATAAATGTTTCTAATTTTCTTTGGACCAAAACCAAGAGAACAAGCAGCATATGGCAAAGTCTCTGAGGATGTTACAAATGGATAATTACCATAATTGATATCTAAATGAAATCCTTGTGCTCCTTCACATAAAACATTGCCATGCAACTTATCACGAAAGATAAACTTTTGGTCTAATTTAGAATCTTGAACAAGTTGTCCAGTTCTTGCATATTTATCACGATATGCTGGTGCAATACCTTGCGAAGTTGTTCCCATTCTTTCTGCATAACGTTGTTTGTCTTCTTCAATATGTTTTCCAGATACAATATGACAATTTGGATGGACTTTCACTAATGATGTATCCAATCCTCCTGCTTCAAGTTCTGCAATTTCTTTGTAAAAGGAATCAACATTTAAAACACAACCGGGACCGATAAGAGAATTAATACCAAAGAATACACCGCAAGGAACGATATGTGTAGCATACTTCCTGCCTTCATGATAAATGGTGTGTCCCGCATTAGAACCTCCTGCCCAACGAGCAACAAAATCATAGTAGTTTGAACCATCTACATTTTTTCTGCTTGCAAGAAAATGTGAAACTTTGCCTTTGCCTTCATCGCCCCATGAGGCACCATAGACAATATCTACATTATTGATTTTTTTGGTCATATACTCTCTCTGTTTCAGTTAAATTCTCTATAAATTCCCAATCGTAGTAAAATTGTGTGTTTTCAGCCCCAAATGGTATAACATGAAAAACAGCATACATATCACTATCACTTTCACACATATCTTCCCCGTGATTGCGATAATCGTAGTAATGATGCAAATACACACCATATACTATTGAATTATCTGGGAATACTTGAAATTTTAAAAGGTCGCCAACTCTAACGTCCTGTGGAACCGAATCCATTTGAACCTCTATTCGTTTCATTTAGTTCCTCGACAAACTCAAATCTGTCAGTTGAAATATATTCTGGAATTGCTTGTGCGATTCTATCACCCTTATGGAAGACAAATGAAATATTAGAAGTATTATGTAATACAACCTTCCATTCTCCACGATATGTAGAATCAATTACACCCGCAAGTACATCAATTCCATGCTTTACTGCAAGTCCAGAACGAGGGGCAACACGCATATAATATTCTGGATTAAATGATGTAGAAATACCTACGGATATCGCTGCTCTTTGACCACCAAGAAGGATTCCCTCTTCGGAAGCATAAAGATCAAATCCAGCATTACCAAAATCTCTTGGTTTAAAATCTGCAAAATTATCAAGTTTTTTTACTTTAAGATTAAGACTCATTTTTATCCTCTTTATTTATACTCTTAACAAGTTGTTCAAAACTTTCAACCCATTCAGATTGCAATTCTACACTTTTATTGTCCTCTTCAACAGGCCAACCACGACTTGACCAATCAACAAGGATCTTTCTCCAAACATCAATAGGAATTTGAATAGTTACTTTATCGTTGGTTACTTCATATTCATGCCCTTCGACACGCAAATATACATTAGAGCGGTCAAACATTTCTTCATAAAAATGGTAATTCGGACCATATGAAAGAGAAACTCTTGTGCTCATGCTGCTTCCTTGTGAAGTTGCAAATACTTGATAACAGCCAGTTCTTTCATTTTGGCTTCTACCATAACATCCACATCAAGACCATAGGTATCAATACGAGAATACACATAATCGGAATGTGCTTGAAGTGGGCATTTAATGTTTTGCTCCATTGCACGAGACTCCGAATAATGGACAACAGGCTTAATGTTACCCCACGTAGAATAAGCCATGTGTAGTGCATCGTGTAGAGGAACACCACCAGAGTTAAGTGAATGATGATGATAGTCAAAGACAATTGGAATACCTGTCTGTTTGTAAATATAATGATACAAATCTTTTACTGAGTAAAGAGAAGCCTTATCATCATTTTCAAGAGTAAATCTACCCTTGATATTGTCTGGTAGCAAATCAAAGTTTCTTAGAAATTGCGCTACTGCGGCATCCTTATCTTTGTAGGTTGCACCAACATGAATGTTAATCTTGTTGTAGTGTGTATTAGAAAGTCCCATTAGATCCATGATATCTGCATGAACTTTTAGGTCTTTGATTGTATTAGTAGTTACTCGGTCATTTGACGAAGTTAGTTTGTTGAAAGGACCGGGATGGAAAGAAAGACGTTGATTGTTTGCTTTTGCAAAATCTCCACACTTTTTAAGGATTGTAGAAATCTCTTCGATGTTTGGCAGATTGTAAATGCCATACTCAGATGCCCAAGGAAACATATCAGAGGACATACGATAGAAATTAAATCCGTTCTGTGCATTCCATTGAAGAATCTTATATAGGTCTTGTACGTTCAAAAGAGCAAGTTCAGCAGCATAATTAATGCCACGTTGCTTGAATGTTTTTTGAATCATTGTTCTGTTAGTTGTAACACGCTTTTTTGGTGGAAGTGTAGATAGGCCCATATTGATGCAAGCGTAGCCAAGATTAACAGGCAAAAGAAAAACCCCGTGAGTACATTCAATATACCACACGGGGCTTCAAGGGTCAAGTTATGCGAGCAGTTTTAGTTGATGTTTCAGAGAACGAACAGAGAACCCCCACGTATCGTCATAATCTGGCTTTGCCATATATGGTTTGTGTAGCATGATTACATCACCATCCTTAATACCCCAACACTTAATTTGAGTTTCTGAATTTGTATCGTCAATTGTATTAACAATCCAATATTCTTTACCAGTTGAAGTTTTACGCTTGATAATTTCTTTTGGAATAAACCAAGCAAGTCCAAGTTCTGGGTCAAATTCTGAGATTGGAGGAACCATCTTTTCTTGCAATCTATTTAGGATTTCTGCTGGTGCTACGAGGTTGATTGGATATACACCAGTAAGTTCAGTTAGATACTGAATCTTTTCCTCTTGCGAGAAATCACCTTCGGGAGCATAAGTCTTGATATTTTCATCAAGGTCTTTTTGCTTACGAGGACGATCTACTGCAACAGCAGACCAGAAATGCTTACCACCTGTAAATCTTTTGTCAATAAGAGGATGCATAGCACCAGAACGGCAAAGAACATCAAGTGCTTTTTTGTTCAGTTTGCTATAAGACATTTTTTCATTGAACAAGAATTCTTCAATTGTCTTGAATGGACGATGATTTGTGATTTGTAGAATTGCAACCTCACCAAGTCCTTTGATTGAAGTCAAAGGTTGAATAAGCGTAGAACCATCCTCACTAATTTCCCATTCAGTTCCAGAAGTATTTACATTAAGAGTTTCAATATTGAAACCATGTGACTTTGCAATATTGATTGCTTTTTCTTTGTCTGAGTCTTGTTCTTTGTCAAGGAATGCTGCTGTCCATTCTGCCTTGTAATAAGTTGCTAGCCACGCACATTGGTACGATAGAATCGAATAACAAACGGCGTGAGACTTATTGAAGCCGTAACCCGAAAAGTATTCAAAAGTTTCCCAAAGTTTCTGTGCATCATTGGTTTTAATACCCTTTTCCACACAACCTTCGATAAACTTGTGATGAATCTTGTCTTTCTCTTCAAAACCCTTACCTGTTCCTTTCTTCGTTAGAAGTTTGCGGAGTTTGTTACCTTCATCAAGGTCCAAGTCCTTTCCAAGTTTGTGAGCAAGAAGCGCAATTTGTTCTTGGAAGATAAGGAATCCGTAAGTATCTTGCGTAACTTGCTTTGCAATTGGATGGATATACTTGATAAGTTGTGGTGCTTCCTTTGCAACTACATAGTCTTTATCTACGTTAGCGGACAAAGGACCGGGACGATAAATTGAAGTAATAGCAGAAAGGTCGATAATGTTATTTGGCTTTACACGCTTACAAAACTCTTGTGCTCCACGTTCAGTAAATTGGAAAATACCAGCCCAATTACCCTTGTGGAAGATGTTCTTATAAACTTTCTTATCACTCAAATCCATCTTTTCTGGATGTAGATTATCACTATAAAACTTCTTTACATCATCAAAGGTTGGTTCCTTGATATTGTGGTGACGTTTTAGAACGTGACGAATTGCACCTTCAATCATTCGCAGAGAAGCAATACCAAGAATATCAAATTTGATAAATCCCATTGGTTCAAGGTGACGAACGTTTTGTCCTTCTGCCCAAGGTGTCTGACGAACACCATCAGAATTGATTAGTGGCATATGAACGTCAAGATTTTCGCCAACTACAACACCACCAGCATGACGAGAACAAGAACGAACCTGTCCATAAAGCATATCAATGTGATTTGCAATGTGTGGATATTTCTTCAAAAATGCTTGAAGTGTTGGTGAATATTGCTTTACTTCTTCAAACGTAGGAACATAAACACCAGCCTTGATTCCATGTGCTTTTTTAGCAGCAGGAGTTGCTTCAAACATCATCTTGCCTGTTACATCATTAACTTCCTTGAACGGAATGTTATAGAATTTACTGATATCCTTGACAAGTGATTTAAGTTGTAGAGTATTCCAGTTAGAAATTGGAACTACAGTAGTATCACCCCACTCTTTAATTAGAACGTCTTTTAGAATCATAGGGTCAGAAACGTCATAGTCAATGTCTGGAAATCCATCTTGATTCTTGGTCATGAAACGTTCGAAAAGTAAATCATGCTTAATAGGATCAACCTGTGTGATTCCAAGAACATACGAAACAAGAGAACCAGCAGCAGAGCCACGACCAGCACCAACAAGTTGCATTTGCTGTGCTTTATCAGAAATAGCCTTCATTGTAAGGAAGTATTTACTAAATCCTCTATCTTCAATAACCGAAAGTTCTTGCTCAATACGTTGAATATACTTCTTATTTTCG